TCTTGAGCCTGCTGGTTCTGCTGCTCCTGGGCGTCAGCCTGAAGACCCGCAATACTCTGCAAGACCGGGCGCGCGTCGTCGTACTGCTGCCGGGCGAAGTCGAGTTGTTCGCGGCCCAACTCTCCCATGATGCGGGCAGACTCCGCACTGGCCTGAGCCAGCGGGGTGTAGTCGGGAGGCGCCGGATTACTCTTGCCCATGGTGTTTCCCCTTTCGGTAGTTGCCCGGCCACAGGACCAGCAGGTTCACGTCGCAGCCGCCGGTTCCGGCTTTCCGCATGACCCCCTCGTCGACAAAGCCGATGTGCCTGACAAGGCGCATGGACTTGGTGTTCCAGTCCTCCACGGGGACTGTCAGGCGCAGGAGGTTGCAGACGTTGAAGCCGTAGTCGTAGGCATGGTCCAGCAACGACGAGAGGAGCTTGGTCCGGCGAGAAACCGCGATGTGGCACATCGCGTTCGAGTCCGTCATGTTGTTGAATACGATCCCGGCCACCAGTTCTCCGCCCCGCTCAGCGCCCATGGCGTAGTAGTCGCCCCACGAAGACAGTTGGCCGACACGGGCGGCGACCCAGATGCCGACCCGCTCTTTGTCGTCGAATATCAAACGCGCGGCGCTCATGATGCCACCTGTTTACACGTTAGCACCTAGAAAGCCAAGGGCAAAGCTCGTTTACTAGCTTCCACCTTCTGGGTCGACGGGCCACACTATGTCGTTTGGGAAACCCGGTTGGTCAGTCAAATCCCGCAACTCGCTACGGTACGCCTGCCACGCTACTTGAGCTTCATCCGACAGCGGGTTGTCGGATACCTGGGTCCAGTCTGTGAGGGACAGAAGTCCGTTCCGGCGCAGGCGAGCCGCCAAAGCATTTTCGGAGTCAATCTCATCTTGCGATCTCGCATCCACCCACTTTTTAGCGTCGTAATCGTACACTGCGTACTTGGTTGGTTTCGGTCCCAAGTCTAAAACACCATTTTCAACCACGGCGAAGTTCTCGGGTAGGTCCTTCTCCATCCCGTTGAACTCCAGCACCGAAGCGCCTTGGGGGTCGATCATGGACCTCCGATCACTCCACTCGACGGGCCTGCCGTTGCGTTCATACACAATATAGATCACCTAAAATACTCCCTGATGTTCAGAGTTATACCTCCGTGAGCCTGGCCTATCCCCCAGTGGCTTTGGGTCCGGTGGCGGTAGTAGTAGAGGTCGAAGGTTATTGTGTCGCCTGCCTCAAAGTCTGTACCTTTCATCATCTGGCGTGCGCCTGTAGTCCCTGAATGGTTAAAGAGAAAAGCCATCCCGTCTTTGTAGTGGTCCGAGGAGTTGAAGATAGTAGAAATATGGCGTTTCAGCGCCCCCCCGGCGGAAACGCGAAGGGCAATACCATTCACTGTTCTAGTCACGGAGCCACTAACAGAGTTCAACTGCCAAGATGGGGAACGTGCAATACTTAATACCGCCTCAAGCTGTTCTGGGGCGTAATCGTCATCCGCAGAAACAGCGTGATGCGGTCAACTGCCAAGTCTGCAACTTTGGCTGAGTCTACGGCCAAGTCCGCGATCTTCGCGTTGGTAATCGTCGCGTCCGCGATCTTGGCCGAGTCTACAGCAAGGTCCGCGATCTTCGCCTTCGTGATAGCCGCGTCGGCGACTTTCGCATTGTCGACGGCCAGGTTGGCGATCTTCGCGCTGGTTATGGACGCGTCTGCGATCTTGGCCTCCACGACGGCCAGATCGGCGATCTTCGCCGAGTCCACGGCCGCGTCGCCGATCTTGGCCGAACCTATAGTGCCGTTCTGGATAACAGCGTCCCGGATGTACACGCCGGCGGGGACTGTCTCGCCATTGATGGTTGTCGATGTGGTCCGCACGATGAACGGTTCGTAAGGCGAGACGCCGCCACCAGACGGGCTTGCGATGGCGAAAGTGTCAGACCGCACAATGAACTCACTGGACGGGGTCCCGTCTACAGCCGTGCTGGCCAGGCCGTAGCCGCTCACATAGCCGTTGACATCAGTCTTGACAGTGTACTGGGCGAAAAGGTCGCCGGTCTCCGAAGCTCGTGTCGTGGCTTCCTGCTGTAGACTCGCCCCGACCGAAGCGCCGTTGGGGTCCTCGATGTTGGACTGAAGGGTCGTCGTCGCCGAGCTGATCGCGCTGTCTGTTTCGACCGACGTGTAGTAGTTCGTGCTGAGGTCAGCGGCTACGCCGTCGATGTTGGACTGAAGCGTTGTCTCGGATGCACTGATCGCGCTGTCGGTCTGCGCGATGGTGTAGTAATCGTTCGTGATCGAGGCGGACAAATTGGTTACGTCTGATTCCAACGCCCCAATGCTGCTGTTGTTGGCAATCACTGCATCGCCAAGGGAAGCGTAGTTGCCGACCTTATCCCAATAGGCCGCATTAGGCGGCTCGATGTTGGTCGATGTTTGCGCGGCGGCATACATGCCACCATCGTGCCTGACTTGGTCGCCTGGGCCATATGTCACGGCCGCGTCCCAAAACGGAAGGTCAATCAGGTCGTTAATTTCGGCTTGAAGCGTGTCGATGTTGGACTGAAGCGTTGTTTCTGCGGCTTCTAGATCAGTAGAAGCATCAGCGCGCGCCGCAGAAACCCGAGCGTCAACAGAACCGGGCACTCCGGGGCCAGCGTCCACCAGGTCTATTCTTGTCGCCAGGCTGGCGTTGAGTTGACTCTCTGACAACTCCCCAGACAGCAACCCCAGGACGTACGCCGGATCGGTCCCCGTCGAAGCCTGTGTCCCCTCGACTGCGTTGAACGCGCCGTCCTGGCCGTCCCGGTTCACGAACTTCACCCAGTACCAACGCGTGGCGCCTTGCCCCAGGTCGTGCGAAAACACTGCCCCGGGGGCCATACCTACAAGAACCGCATCGCCGAGCGGCGGGTTGCCGCCACCGACAGGCTCCTCGGCCGCCCAGATTTCAGCGTAGGCGTGGCCTGCGTACCGGGGTGGGTCCCAGGATATGATGATGTTCCCCAAGGCACCTGTGGCAGACAAATTGAGTGGTGCGGGTGGGGCGGGCAGTGTGTCCGACACCGTGGTGCCTTGGACAGCGCCCCCGCTGTACTCCGCCAGGCCCGCGCCCACGAGTTTGCGAACCGTCACCAGCTCGTCTTCGCCGGTCGCGTTGAACGCCTCCCGCACGCGGTCCAGGAACGTGCGGAGGTCGCGCGGTATGTCGCTCGTCACTGTCGGCAGTTTAGCCACCGGCAAGCTCCGTCATTGACGTGGACAGGGAAACGGAAAAGACTTCAGCGGACCCCTCGATCTGTACTTCCCAGTCCCGGCCCACCTTGGCCGGCAGACGGAACGGGTCGCGGGAAGTGACTGTCTGAGTGTGGACCGCCGTGCCGTCCGCGATGACCTTCAGTGTCATGGGGTAGGACTCGGCCTCCAGCTGCGCGCAGGAAAAGCCCATGACCTGTGGCATGGTGAACCGTTTGGACCGCCACGTGTACGACTTGTCCGACCCCTCGTACCAGGCGCGTACGGACTTGTCCGCGAAAGCGAGGAACAGCTTGTCTCGCTGCGTGTCCCTGAACCCGGCGGTCGCATATATGTCGTGCAGGATGAACTGACCGGTCTGCATGTCGAAGACGAAGCCGCCCTGAGTGGTGCCGTTGTCGTAGAAACCAATGTACTGGTTGTCGTGGGCGTAAGCGTGGATCGACTCCGGGGCGAAGTACTCCTGCCACTGCTGGAAGTTGAACAGGTTCTCCGTAAGGATGCGGGACCCACCCGAAGACAGCATCATGAGACCATCCGGTGCCGCGTAGACCACGGAACTGCCGAAACTCACGATGCTACGCTTGGATACGCAAGCCTGCTGGAGGTCGGACTTCACGACAGCCGTAGAGTCCGGGTGAGACCCCTGTATGAGGTAGGGCACGCCGGTGGTGAGTACGGCGAGCGTCGTGTCCATGCGGCCCAGTCCGACGACCGGGTAGTCAACCGTCTGGATGTAGGTCTCGGGCCAGGCGTAGGGGCGGTACGGCTCGCAGAAGTAGACGTCCCGGCCCACGAAGCCCGCCATCATGCCGTTGGGCATGTTGGTCAGACCGGCAAGAGCGTCCGGGGCCTGCGACCAGTAGAGTGACGGCAGCTCCTCGCCGAGCGCGTCCGCAGAAACGCTGTCGTTGTAACTCGAGTCCGCCACCGCGATCTCGGCCACGAAAAGGTAGACCCCGTTCACGGAGCGGTAGACGCGCTTGTGGGTGATATTGTACGCGCCGGCCGGTACGGAGTCAAAAGCCGTGAGGTCCACGGCCTGCGTCGTGGGGGTGACGTCGACAGACAGGGAAGCGGGGGCGGGCGCGGACTCCATGGTGAACCCCGCCTCATCCGCAACCCATGTGTACGTGTAAACGCGCGTCTCCGGTGTGGCTGTGTCGTCGGCGGTTCCACTGACCGTCGCGGTGGCTGCCGCAGTGGGTGCCGGGAGGCCGAGCCTGCGCGCGTCCGAGGGGTAGTCGGTACCGCTAGTCGCCAGGGCGGCGTAGGTGGCCTTGGGTTCGCCGTCGCCGGTGTAGAACGTCCACTCCGAGGTGTCACCAGCGATCTGGCTGCGGCAGACGTCCACTTCGTCTGTCCAGTGAAACCAGTATTGTGTGTCAGACACCGTGTCCTGCCCGAAGCGGTAGATCGTTTCGGGTGCGCCGGTCTTGGGCAGGGTGAGAAACGACGAAGACATGCCCGGCAGCGGCTGGATACTGCCCGTGAACACGGGGCAGTTAAGGGCGGTCTGCGCCTGGTTATTCTCCAGGTACCGCGCCGGGACCGCCGGTGCGACGCCCCCAAAAGACCTGATGGAAATTACGGGCATTCAGCCTCCGTTCCAGTAGCTGAGACGCGTAAAGGTCACAACCAGTCCTTCACCTCTTGCGGCGTCTGGTCGATCACAGCCTGCGCCTCGGCCCGCTCCGCCTCGTCCTGCACGATCAGCGGGTTGGTCACAGTCTCAGTGCCTGTCTGGTTGCCCTCATCGTCATACACAGGCTGCTCGACAGTTGGCTCGACAGGATCAATCGCGGTCTGGACCACGACAGTCTCGGTGATCTCGTTGCCTTCCTCGTCGTATTCACCTGTGGACTGTTCTTCGGTGATCTCAGCACGACCATCAGCGACAAGGTATTGAGCCAGACGTGCAGTTGCCTTGCGATAGGCATGAAGCTGGTGATTGAACAGGTTGTTCTCAGCGTTCACCACGTTGTCTGCAATCCAGCCCTCGGCCCATGCCTGATATTCAGGATCATTCTGCACGATACCCTGCTCACGCTGCCACTGCTGCTTTTGGGCTTCCAGCATACGCTTACCACGCTTTGTGGCCTGCCGATACGACAGAGGTGCATCACCCTTTTGGATAAATACCGTCATGGCTTACACCTCCCGCTCTGCAATGATGCCCACATCGACCGATGCAGGTGCTACCGCCATGACAACCGTGTAGATGAAGCCGTCGTAGCTGACCTCGTAGTCCTCACCGGAACCG